TGCCCAAACCTAGGTTAAAACTGAAACTGACCAGACTGTCCAGCCAAGCTTGGCGAGTACCAGCACTAGGGCAATATCTAAGAACTCCGCGTTCAAACCTCTCAAGGTCTTTTGCAAGTATGGCATCTACCTCTTTCATTGTAAATACGCGATTCCAGCCATCCGGAATTTCCAGATAACTGCGCTGTTCAAACGGCACCTTCGCATGATTAGGGTCAATCACATGACCTACACCAATTGTCCATAGTCGTGCTGGGCAACGGTAAGGTTTATTCCTTACCCCCTCGTGGTGTTTAATCATCTTTAGTGCTTTGGGGCTTATCATTTCCCAAACGCCCTGCCACCAAAGTGAAAGCTGATAATTGCAGCGAACAACGCTTGAGTTTCGTCGTCCCAAAGTTGTTCAGCTAACTGAACAAAATCTACTCCAGTTGTAAGCCCCTTGTAAGCAATTACTGCGTCAATACCAACCAGCAGGAAAAAGAAACCATAGGTAATTACAGGGCGCACACTTGCTCTCAGGTCTTTCATCCACTTAGATGTGCCTTCATTTAACGATATATCGTGCGCGTATATAGCATTTATCTCCGCTTTTTGTGCGTCGATTAGCGAGACTTTCTCCGCAGATGCAGATTGAGTCTTTATCTCATCAAGTTTGATCTCTTCTATGCGCTGCTGTGCTACGTACCCAGCCGCCGCTAATTGCAGTTCACGCTCCGTCTGCATCTGAGCTAGTTTTAACTCATGCGACTTGTCTGATTTGTCTTGGAAGAAATCTAAAATCTTGGGTAAGCCGCCCATCAAAAACGATACAAATGTTGAAAAGACTGTAAGCATTATTCCCCCAATATTATTTTGGCGCGTAGTTCACGCATTTTGCGTATTTCTTCCATTGCTGCTAATGTTGCATTATTCATATCCATATACATTATCCCCATAACTGGGAGCGCAATCACTAGCACAAAACACAGAACGATGACGGCGATGAGTAAAGACCACGGTATGTCACGCTCGTCCTTAGAAGTATCATCAGCCATAAGAACCACCCTGTCACGAACAGCACTGCGAAAATGGATGTCAGTTGACTTTGGATTTGCTTTCTTATCTTTGCCCGTCGCCATGATGCTGCCTGTTGTTTTAATAACTCCTGCCGCTGCACCTCGGCGCGTTCTGCTTTAACCCTATCACGCATTGCTTCAAACTCTGTCCAGATAGCACCCAATTCTCGGGGTGCCGAATACACAAGTGTCTCGCGCAGCTCTGTTTCTAGCCGCTGCATTTCCTTCTGAGCCATGATTCTATTAAAAGCTTCCTGATTTACAGACAACTCAGGATCACGCGCTTTCTTTACCTTCAGCTCTTCTTCGTGTACGTGTTTCTCTAGCTGTTCATGCGCTTTAAAGAAATTGCCAAGGTGCCCGCTTAAATCTGCAACGACATCTTTGGCTTGTCCATACGCATCTACTAACTCCATCCCCTGCGCCTTGTACTCTTGGTACATCTCACAGCCTTTACGTATTGCAGCGGCTGCGGTTTTTGCTACGGCTAGGATCGTTAGCGGGTCAATGTTTAAGCCTTAGATAGATTGAGTAGGCAAAGTGTTTAAATCTATAGTAGGCACTTCAATGACAGGAGCAACAAACACATCATTCTGCGTATCATAGGTATCGCCAACGCCCGCGTACTTACCACGGAAGTTACCGTTGTAGCTAGTTTGTTTCCAATTAGTGTACCCACCAGACCAATTTACTAAAAACTCAATTCCTTTAGCCTCAGATTCTTGCCCGTTTTCATCTAGTAATTCATTGTTATGCACGGCATGAACTTCAAGCACTATGTTGTCATTATCTAATTTTGCAAAGTGCGCCATATATCACCTTAGAACGTAATTGAACCGTTACCTGTCCATACATAAATACGATACCCACCTGTTACAGTAATTGTTGGTGACCCAGTAGTTGCTGGCGCGGCAGGGTAAGTATCTAAATAGCGAATAGCCACAAGGCCAGAACCGCCTGCACCGCCAGTAGCACTGTTACCGCCACCGCCACCGCCACCACCGCCCGTGTTTGCGCCACCACCAGAACCGCCGCCTGACCCACTACCACCCGCACCGCCGCCGCCCGCACCGCCTGCTCCTGCGCCCAAACTGAAAGAACCGCCGCCACCGCCGCCGCCCCGAGTTACAGCCGAACCAGTAATTGAAGAAGAAGACCCGTCTCCGCCAGCGCCAACTGTTGGACTTGTTTGGTTTGATGACACACCAACTGCTGACGCGCCGCCACCGCCAGAGCCACCAGCATTGGGAGGTACTGGGTTTTCTACCTGCGTAGAGCCACCGTTATTACCTTGCCCCGCAGTTCCATTCCCGCCGCTGCCGTTTGTAATTGTGCTGTTTAATCGCGCCCCGCCACCACCACCTGAACCGCCGGAACCCGCTGTTTCTCCGTTCCTAACCGGTACAGCATTAGGGTCAGCGCTATAGCTACCATAACCACCGCCCAGCGATATAAAAGGCCCGAATGCTGAAGGATTACCCACCGTGCCTAAACCATTAGCAACAGCAGCACCCCCCGGGCCACCGCCGCCAACAGTTACAGTAATTGTTGCCCCAGCATACACAGCCGATGGGGATTCTCTATAACCGCCCGCGCCACCGCCGCCGCCTTGGTTACTACCTCCGCCGCCACCGCCAGCTATAATTAAATATTCAATAGGTTGACCTGATGCAGCCAACCGTAAATTTAAAATGCCAGACATTAGGTAAGCCCTGTACCAGATATTAACCAAGTAGTCGTAGTTAACTTAATCGCAGTAGCCATACCCCATTGAGCTAATGACCTGCTACCGGTAGTACCTACGCCAGCTAAATACATAGTGTCTGAATTAATGGCAATCGTCACTACTTGTGAAGTGTAGTTAACAAACGACAGTACAGTGCCTAATGGGTAAGGAACACTTGAATTTGCTGGAATAGTATAGGTACGCGCATTAGCATCCGTAGATGGGTGAAATATTACTTTGCCCGAATCAGTTTCAAGCAGCGTATACACTGTTGATTGGCTATTTACCGGGACGTTACGGAAACCAGCAAAGTTAGTGCCGTCAATCGTACAATTTGAAAGCGTACCTGAAGATGGTGTGCCTAGCGGGCCACCAGCAAAAAGTCCTGTAGTAGTAAGTGTGATACCGCCAGCGCTGTTAGTCACCGTAATGCCCACGCCAACTAAGTTAGCCAACGTATAGCCCGAACCATTACCTATAAGTAGTTGTCCATTAGTAGGCGCAGTAGCTACCCCAGTGCCGCCAGCAGTATATGGCAAAGTCCCAGAGGCTATAGTAGTTGTAGTAGGTGAATAAAGCGCACCGTTTGCAGTATATGTAGCAAGCCCAGTACCGCCAGCAGTAGCAGGTAAAGTCCCGGTGGTTAAAGTGCTTGTTGATGCAGCATAAACCGCACCACCTGAAGTAAACGAAGTTAACCCTGTGCCACCAGCAGTAGTTGGCAAAGTGCCTGAAGTTATGGTCGTTGAAGTAGGAGAAAAAAGCGCCCCGTTAGCAGAATACGAAGCAAGTCCTGTACCGCCGCTTGTTGCTGGTAGTGGGTTGGTAAGCGTTAACGAATTAAACTTTGCTGTGGGTAAAAAATCAAACGCTTGAAGCACGTTAGTGCCATCGTTATATAAAAACGCTGTATTACCAGCGGGCACAGCAATGCCTGTACCTGATGGAGTTTTAACTGTAACCGTGTCTGCTAGGTTATTAACTACGATATAGTTTTTTTGAATCGCAGGGACTATTAAGTTACGCGCACCGCCCGATGTACCCAATAAATTTAACCGCATGTTACGTGCGGGCTGCGTTACATTTGAATCAATTAAAGTGAGTGTAACGTCGGCACTTGAAAACGTAACCAGAGCAGTATTAACTAGCGCTTCTTCCAGCGCGGTACCAAGGTTGACGTTAGTAGTAGTGCCCCACGTACCTGATTGCTCCCCGTTACCAATTAGTTCAATTTTTAAGGGGGTATATGTACTTGGCATTATGAACTCCGATACTGGTCAGTAGGTACCAACGTCCAAATGTTAGGGAATGTAGCAGTGCCACTACCCATATTTAAACTAGCCGTTGCAAATACCCCGGTAATACTAGCTGTTTGAATAGGCGTTGCGTTTACTGAATTTAAAAGCGCAGTTGCCTGCAACCCCGACAACGTGGTGTTAGGAGAAAATTCTAAAAACGCGCTAAACGGAGCGCCCGCAAAACACGACAATCCAAACATAAGAATCCTTTGGCGGGGCCAAAGCCCCGCGTTTCCCTACATTAGTACGCTATTGCGTTACCTGTTGTTGCTGCAAGCTCCATCCACTCAACAGTTACTGTAAGTGATATTGCGCCAGTAGCAGCGATGTTGACTAAGTTACCAAGAATAAAGCCTTCACCTGTAGCAAGTATCAATGGGTAGTCTCCGGGTTGGTGCTGAAATAATGGCGTGTTAGAAGCAACGATGTTTGTACCGGCAGCAGCAGAAGCCACTACACCGCCCAATGACGAAGCTATAGGGTAGGTATCAAGTGTACGAGTACCTGCTGTTAACGCTGTAGTAGTAGCAATACGTATATCGCATGCACTGCCAGCAGCAGCAGAGAATGCGCTTGGTGGCATAGCTGATCTGTGTTTTTGCATTGACGCTGTAAAACCAGAAGCATTAGTAGCTAATGCAGTGCCGCCAGAATCAGCGCCAGAAAAACTACGCGCCACAATTAAACCAACACCTACGTTTTGTGCAGTTGCTGCAAAACCAGTAGCAACAGTTAAAATAGCTTCAACACGACGAATCATGCAAAGTTGTGTAGACGTTGCTGGTGCCCAACGGAAAGAAAATAATGTACCCGCAGACGAAGTGACTGCCGCTGGGGTTAAAATCGCACCGCTGATCGCGGAAATACTGTACGCACCCAAAATTTCAGGTGGGTGTTCAGATGTACGAATTGCTGCAAAAGTAGGATCAACCGTTAAAAGGTTGGTAGGCGCTGCGCCTGATTGGATAATTGCCATAATATAAGTCCTTAATTAGCCGAGAGTGTATGCAAAATTGCGGCCCCCAGCCACATAACCGGGGCTTGCGTCAAAGTAAACAGTAACAAGGCCGTTAGTGCCACAATAAGCCGCTGCCTTAATACCGTCCATCTCTAACTCATCTGCGCCAGTAGACACCAATGCTACTGGAGTAGAAAAGCCAGAACCTGATCCACCTATGTTTGCGGCTGCCGCAAATAATACATCGCCATAGGAATAGCCAGTACCAAACGAAGATACGGCTGAAACTGTATAAACAAAACTAGAACCCGAACCGCCTAAAAATGTGTTTGATGCGGATAACGTATTACCAACCGCGTAGCCAGCGCCAGCGCCTGTAGTGGGTAACACCACAGCAGTAACAGCACCATTAGTCACAGTAACCGACGTAGCTACAGCGTCAACACCCGCGCCACCAGTTAAAGGTACGTTCAAATAAGTAGTAGTACCAGAGGCAGGTAAATATCCAGAACCAGCGGTTGATATAGTGCCGTTAGCAACCGCGCCTGTTGATGTAGGAAGTGAGACTGAAGTAACTACGTTACCGGATACAACTACTTGGGTTGCGGTAGCGCCTGTACCTGTAGTACTTACTAATGATTGAACGCCAGACGGCGAGCCTGATGTATTAATACCTGCTCCACCAACCGTTGCTGCTAAGTTACAAGTTAAAGCGGAAGAGTTAACCACGTAATATGTTACGCCCGCAGTTAAACCGGTAGGCAAAGCACCTGTTGTAGTTAACGTGATAGGAGTACCGTTAGGAAGGGCATTAGATAAAGTTACAATGCCGGGGGATGCAATACTAATAGTGACCGTCTGTGTACCTGTTAAATCTACGTTGTAGTATGTACCGTTAGTGTATGAAGAGCCGCCTGTAACAGTACCTAAAGCCAGTAATGCGTTTGATGGTGTAGCTATTGAGGTTAAAGATACTTTGCTACTTGTAGTCACATTAGCGTCAGCAAACGTGTAGTTAAACGACTGCACTGGTCTGGTCGTTCCAAAGTTAACCATGATGCTGGTTGGTGAAAACGGTAGTGTCTGTGCAGTGGCGTTAGTGCCGAATTTAAAACCGTTAGCGGCTGAGATTACGCCAGCGCCGGGGTCTGTTGCTGTGCCCACTGAGAAACCACCTGATACAGCAAGACGGGCTTTTTCTGCGCCATTGTTGTAGAACGTCAAAGGTAAGTAACCAGCAATAGACGCTACAGTAAGCGACAGACCAGAACCAGAGCCGCCAAGGTTAGTATTTGCAGTGGTTAGTGTGTTGCCCACTACGTAACCATAGCCTGAACCAGTAGCAGGGAACGTGACTGCTGTTACTACACCCGCAGTAACTACAATAGTTGAGGCAATTACATTAGCACCAGCACCGCCGGTTAACGCTACGTTAGTGTATGTATTTGTACCGCCGCTGGCATAGCCTGTGCCGCCGTTAGTAATAGTTACGCTTAACACACCGCCAACACCAGAACCTGTACCTGTACCGTTAATACCAGACACAAGTTGCACATCGGTTGTGCCGTTAGTTGCAATTAAAATCTTACTTGCGTTGGTAGGATCAGCAGCGTTTGTTGCTTGCCATGACGCAGCGGTTGAAGCACCGTTTGGCAACGCGTAAATACCGGTAGTTGAGTTAGAAGTGCTTGTTTGAAACGCTAAACGGTTAGTAACTGTAGCGTTAGTAAAGTCGCCAGTAAAGCGTAGCCCTGTACCACTAAACGTCATATTACCGGTGTTGGTAATTGTGGCCCCTGTTAGGGTTACATTTGAAATAGCAATGTTGCCACTAGCGTCGTAGTTAACTGACTTAGTAGATGGGTAAGTAACAAATACGTTCTTAGTACCCGCAGTAAACGTAACCGCGTTGTTTGAGTTAGAAGACCTGTAAACTGTTGTACGAGTCAGTATCAGACCAGTAGCATCTAGCGTAGCAAGACCTACTTCCCATTCAGAAGCCGCAGTATTTACAATTGTGTAGTACGTTGTGTTGCTTGCGCCAATACCGTTTGCAAACGTCTGAAAACCTGACGCCGCACCTGCAAGCGTAAACGTACCTGTACCAGTAGAGGTTGAAGTCTCTAGTACACGATCATTAATAACAAATGCCATGACTGTCCCCTTTAAGCAATACGGATAACAGCACTAGTGGAATCAGCCGTTGGGAAAGTTATAGTGAACGTACCACCTATAACTTGTTTATCTGAACCAAAGTCAAACACCGCTACAGCTTTGTTGCTGTTAGTTGAGTTGTATATCAGTGCCCCGCGACATGTGAATGTTGCTGAAGTCCACGAAGTATCAGTGAATGACAGATAGGCAGTTGTTCCGCTTGATGTTGGGGAAACTGACACAGACAGCGTATTACCGCCAGCCGTGTAGCCAGTACCTACAACTTCGCTAGATGTTGTATACGCAGTAGTGGTTGCACCTAGCGTAGCTGAAGATGTGTACAGCGCCATCTTAAACGTATTGCCAGTACCTGATACAAAGTTTTGCGTACCCGACAACAGGTCTACTTTAAAACTAGTACATAGTGATTGTGAAATAGCCATTTAAACACCTTTTAAGTTACGGGTACACGCGCTTGCCCAGAGCGATAAGAATCTTGTTTCTCTCTTCCATCGCCCAACTGTTTGTAGAGCATCATGGCTTCGTCGTATTTACCCTTATACAACATGACCATGTCTTGCTCACCCTTCATAAACGTAATAGCTTCCATCAAAGTGCCATACAACAATACAGAATCAAAGTTGTCGCCAAGCCACGATGTACCAGCAGTAACAATAGACTCTGGATAATGGAAGTAGTGCAACTCCACGGTGTACGCTGCATTGGGCGTAGGAGCTAACATTAAAGTTAATTCGTTGTACGGAGTAGGTACGTTTACGCCAACATTAGGCCCGTATATTGAGTAGTACTCAGGCACGCCCGTTGCTGTTGGGTCAGGATAAGCCTGACGCATAAAGCTAGTATCTTTGTTCAATAAAAATTCTTGGACGCTGTTGTTTCCAGCAAGCGTATCAGTCAGTACTGCAAGCGAATAAACCGAAAGAAAATCCTCCGGCAAATTCAAATACTGAAACCCTGACTTCATTTGCCCGTACACATTTTTACGTAATGCTGGTGGCGAAACAGTATTGTATATACGCTGTTCAGCCTGTTTAATCAGCATGTCAACTTGGTCAGAACTAGGAATAACGACCGTAGACGTATCATTCGTAGCCGTAAAGGCTGACGCTGCGAAGTCATTTTCGCAATAAGATTTAACAGTATTAAACAGTTCTGTGTAATTCATTTCTTACGCCATTGGGCCACGAGCTATACGACCTTTAGTAGCCGCACCGTTACCGCGAGTTTCAATACCGCTTGTCTTAGCTTCGTTAGTGTTGCCCTTGCTAATGCCGCCAACAGATATGTTCATGTTGTCCATGCACTGAGCACCGGTAGTGTATTTAGAATCAGCTTGGATGCTAGACGCTTTACCCTTCATATCATGCGGGGCAGCATACACAGCAGCTTGGCCTACTTCTTTACCCATAACTTTTTGCGAGAACTTAGCCATTATCGACTCCGTTGGTTGTTAGCACGCGCCATATTGCGACCAACTTTTTTCATTTCCAAAGACGTTACGCCACCTTTTTTCAAAGCGAGCTTAGTTTTTTTACCGCCGTGCTGTTGAACGTCATGTTGACCCATGGCTTTTTTAACCATAGCTTTGTCTTGTTTCTTATCCATCTTATCCATGTCCTACTCCTAGGTAATAGTTACCGTTAAATTTCCGACTTGCCCCTGACCTATTAAGTCGTTAGGGGTTAACCCAGCATCGTCTGCCCTTGCACCGCCAATTGGTGCCCAGCCCCACTGGATCACTCTGCTACCTTCACCAACAGTACCAAAAGCATCTTCATCTGTTGATTCCGCTGGTGGTGAATTTACTAACTGCAACCCACCATAGCCAGATTGGTAATAGCTATTGTCTGGCCTTGGTTCCCGCAACGCTTGTGGGTCGTCTACCGGGTACATACCTAGCTGTAACTGCGGCTGGTCAGGTTCCCAACAAGTTGGGCATACCTTAATGCTAACCTGTTTGGTCTTAATCGTCAGCTTTTTTAACTCTTTCAGCTTATAGCGGAACCCACACCGATCACACTCGGATATGGCATTCTTACCACTGGCGAACCTATTACCCATGATTAATAGAACATCTCACGAGGCACAAACCGGATAGCGGCTTTCTCTCTATCCTCGTCCGCTGCTAACTGCCATGCTTCTTCGTACGCGACCTTTAGCCCCATAACTCTGTCTGATGGCACTTCAGGTTTCTTTACCGCTAGCATATACGCCAGACCAGCAGTCATACAGTTCAAGAACCGAAACGGAATATCCACTACGTTAGTACCTGTACCAGCGTCGTAAATACGCTTTAAACGCCAGTAATAAAATATGTAGTACGGCTGCTGCAAAGTACCCTGATCCGGCGCAGGCCAGACATTGATCTGTGGGTTCTTAGCAGTCGCTGCCTCTGATCCTACTTTCTGACCACTTTGACGGTTAACCCAGACTTGGATTGGTCGCCCTTGCGCCAACTTGTTAGGGATCGTTGAGTAGGTAGAAACACTAATTCTGGTAATGTTGAGGTCAGTCTGGTTTGGGCCTTGAGCAGAATCCGTACGAATAACATGTTCAAGCAGATCGACAGTATCAATAGGTAGGTCATAAGTCACCGTCCCCTGAACCAAGTTAATTGAACCTTGCTCAATAGTCCACAGGTTAACGCCCCTGTTTGCCCACTCAGCCAACAGAAAATTTAAACTACGTCGCGCCGTTTTAAAATCATAACCCGAGCGCAACTCTAAGCCGCAACGCTCAAACGCCTCTTCAAATACTTCGTTGAGGGTAGGGTTAAAGACTGTAGTAGCGGTTGTGTAGGCCATTTACGCTCTCGTTTTGCCTCTGATTGCTATGCCGTCTGCACGGGCTGAAGCGGATTTAACCGCACCACCTTTTTTCATTAACTTCTGCGGGTTCATTTCACGCAACAAACTTCCTGCTCCGCCACCGCCACCGCCACCACCACCACGAACCTGCGCCGTAGGACGCCGCTCAACTGGCTCAACTGACGGGTACTCTGTAACCTTTATACCGCCTACCATCTTAGTGGTAGCGCCTTTTTCTGCTTCTGCACGGGCTGCTTTACGCTCGTCGTACAACGGATCAGCCTTGCGTTCTTTTGCTTCTTTAGCTGCTTCTCTTTTTTCTTTTGCTTCTCTTGCTTCTCTTGCTTCTTTTTCAGCACGGTCTTTTTCGTATTTAATACGATCAGTTATGTTTCTTCGTGCTACGTATTCATCTTCCGCAGACCTAGTAGTGCGGCCCCCTCTTGAGGAAGGTTCTACATACTCGTCATCTGGGTTGTAATCTCTTGGCATTATCTAAATCCCGCCGTTTTCTTTGCTATACCTTTGGGTTGTGCAACAAACTGCTTTCCTGCTTTCTTCCCCGCCCGCTTTGCCTTCGTAGTCGCGGCATACTCTGCTGGGCTTAACGACTTGATCGCCTTCTCGGGCAGGTATCGCTCTCCTGTCTTTGACGACGGCTTTCCGCTTTTGGTTCGCCATTTCTGGTCTCCCCATGACTTTAAGCTTTGCTGGGGGGCTTTCAATCTTTATAGCCTCCACCCTTAGCTTTGTAGTTCTTGGCTAAAAGCTGCGCTTTACGAGCTGACCACTGCCCTGCACCTGTACCCTGAACCGCACGAGCCTTGATACTTTCAAACATAGACTTACGCATTCCGGGCTTGGTGTAGTTACCAGCGGCGTTAACCCCTCCACCCTCTTTATACTGAGTAAAGTCGGTGTCGTCCCGACGCTTTTTCTTTTTAGCGCCGGGCATTTTGGAAGGGTTAACTGCACCCATACCGCGTGAGGCCATCATTAGCAGGCCCGTCCGCCTTTGTTCATCTTAGCCATACCGCCTGCTTTCATACCGGTAGAGCCACCCATAGTAACTTGCTTGGCCTTAGTCTTACCTTTAGTAGCAATACCATCAGCTGACTTGTGGCCACCAGCCAAACCACCAGAGGCCATCTTTTTCATAGGCATGCCGCCGTCTTTGTAACCGCCCATCGCCATTTTCTTAGCTGGTTTGTCGCCTGCTTTTTTCTTTATCATTGCCATAAAACCTGCATTCTTTTTCATTGCCATACCTCCTTTTTTCATACCTGTAGAGTTTGAAACTGCTTCTTTTTTCTTTTCATCAAGTTCTTCTGATTGCGTTTTTTTCTTTAGTGAGATTGGCATGGTATTTCCTTTAGGTTTAGTAAACTCTTTACCCACACTCTGCGGCACACCGGCCTTTTTAGCAAACGCAGGGTTGTGGGCAACCGCCTGCATAAACCGTTCTTGCTTCTTAGATACTGTGGGCACTATTTATAACCCATCATAATGCCACCTTGTGCGGCGTTAAAAGTACTCATGTCTTGGCGTACAGGTTGACCTTGTGGTGCTTGTTGCGCCCGAGCTTGAAGCATAGCAATTAACTGCGCAGGATTACCACCTTGCGGCTGTGGGCCTTGGGGTTGAAACGTGTCAGCTTGCTGTTGTGGTGGTCTACCCATCATAGCTTCTTCGGCGCGAAATCTTTGCATAGCTAATACCTGTGGGGGTAGCCCTTGTGGATATTGACCTTGTGGCATACCTTGAGCTATACCTTGAGCTATACCTTGTGGGGGCATACCCAGTGGCATGCCTTGTTGCTGTGGCATACCCGGTGGGCCGTACGGACTTTGCTGTTGCTGTTGCTGTTGCATTGCTGCAAAACCTTGCATCTGCGCCATTTGAGCAGGTGACATCTGTTGAGGCTGGTTACCACCCGCGCCTATCATCGTAGTCTGCGCCTGCTGGCTTGTAGGGCCTTGTTGATACCCCACTGGGGTAGGCATGTTCTGCGTCAAAGCAAGATAAGGGTTTGCATAACTATTTCTTGGGTCTTGCCGCTGGGCCATCTCTTGCCCTACTTGCTGCTGCCGATTCTGTACCTGCGCCATACGCGCTGCTTGAGCTTGTTGGGCGGCTCGAGCTTCTTGCGCTCTAACAGCGTCTAACTTGCCTTTAGCTTCTTTTACTAACGGAGCATTTTTTTCCTGCTGCTGTTTATCAAGAACAGTTTTACCTTGTGCTTCTATTTTTGCTATCTCAGCTTTAGCCCTATCAATAGCGGCTTGATTTGCGCCGCCACCCATATAGCCAGACAGAGTCGGCTGATTTGCTATTTTTTGTAGCTTTGCTATCTGCGCTGCTTGCGCTGCGTTTAAACCTTGATCGTTATAGGTAGTCGCGGCTTTCTTAGCGGCTTCTGCTGCGGCGGCAGCTTTTTCAGCTTTGCTTAGTTTAGGCGCTTTAGCCATAATTAGGCCCTCGTCTTCCCACGAATAGCGCAGCCATCAGCACGAGCTGAAGCTGATTTAACCATGCCACCTTTTTTCTTTTCGTATGCAGTGTCAGGCTTCATACCAAGACCTTCTTTATATAGACGACCGTAGTTACGCATGCCTTTGGCAAAATCAGAGTCAGCTATGTCTTTAGCTTTACCCTTAACGTAATCCACAGCTTTGTCTACAGCCTCACCCACCGCTTTGCGAGGAGCTTCGTTCTCTTTCTTTTCTTTTGCCTTAAGCTCAGCCTGCTTTTCGTCCGCTTTGCGTTTGTCAACGTCTTGCTTGGCGTTGTCTATGTCTTCTTTAGTAATTGGCATCATTCACCTCTAAAACGCTTGATTACACCTTTAACGGTGTCAGTCTCGTATATGCGAAGGCTTAGCCAAATAATAGTGAGTAAGCCACCAACCAACGCAACAATAGGAGGGAACCATGACATGAAGCCACTTACTCCAACAACGACAGCAGCGCCGTCGGTCATTACTTTGATATCGTGATTATCCATATCAGCATTTCCATGCGCGTAGTGATTTGTTAATTCGGCTGTTTGGGTCGTTCGCGGTTTTCGATGAAGTGAGTTTCTTTTTCATCCCTTTCATCCGCGCACAGAAGGAGTCCTTTCTTGAACCGCCTTCCGGTTGGGGGGCTTTCAACCCCGGCTTCCCCGGATTCGCAGCGTTGTAAGAGGCTCGCCCTTTGGCGTTTAGACCACCCTTTGGATTCTTGCCCTCTTTCCTTGTCCATGCTGGTGACTTAGCCATAAAACACCGTTGTTGCACTTACGTTAGATAGTTCTACGTATAGGCTTGTTTGAAATAATATGCCCTCACCGGGCAACAACACATAAATAGTAAACGAATCACTAGTACCTACATCAAGTTCGCAAAGGATTGGGCCACTAGAACCACCATCACGAAATCTAACGTAACCGTCAGAAGCATTGCCTCGATAAGACACGCTTTTTAGACGTGTTCTACCATTAAACGCTGTTCCTGATGCGGTTAGGTGCGCACTCTTTACGTCTGTTTGCATCCCCATGACAACCCCCTATTAGGCTGTACGAGTAAATACGTATGCCGTTGCGCTAGCAAACATAATAGTGTAACGAGCAATGCCTGTTGCGCCCGCTGCAATGGTCAAATCACCAAAGCTACCTGCTGTATCCGCCGCTGCGCTGGACAAAATGGCGTTGGTGTTGACTGCGATTGTCACAGTTGACGCACCCGCAGTGTTATCGACATACAGCTCTAAAACTGTGCCTCTAACAGCACCGATAGCAGTACCAAGGTCTGTGCCTGTGGGCAGTGTAATGGTTGTGCCAAGAGCTGAAGTTGAAGTGATGTAACCAGTAGCAACTTGCTCCGCGGTAGCTGTAGCTGTCGCGTTAATCGCAGCAGTTGTAGGGTGGTTTTGGTCAGTAAAAACCAGATTAGTGGTAGTTAAATTGGTGGTAGTTAAATTGGTGGTAGTTAAATTGGTAACGCTTGTGGTTGCACCAAATGTAGCATCAACGGTAACAGCACCTGTGGAGCTGTTAATAGAGATGTCCTGAAAGCCATTTACAGAACGTACTGGGCCAGTAAAAGTGGTATTTGCCATGAAATTGTCCTCACATGCGAGTTAGAGGCGTATCTGTCTGCATGTTGTCAGCCGGGGCTGTCAGATACACCGGATTTCCCGGAACGGTGTTGTTATAACACAGCCGTAAAAAAGCGCAAGTACAATTTGCGCATTATGCCAGCTAAAACCAAAGAAAAACGGAACGCTTTGAACCGAGCTAGCTATGCACGTAATAAAGAGAAACGGCAAAAAAGAAACCGAGAAAAAAAGGCTTCCGCCAAAACAAAATGGCGGGAATATAAAAGTACACTATCGTGTGTACAGTGTGGACAGAACCACCCCGCTACCTTAGACTTCCACCATATTGAAAAGCACCCTTCTAACCGTAAAGTTAATAAATTAGTAACTAATCACGCTTTTAAAAAGGCTGCGGAAGAAGTCAAAAAGTGTAAGGTTCTGTGCAGTAATTGCCACCGTATACATCACTACGACGAACGCCGAGCAAAGAAAAAGGGGGCCGAAGCCCCCTCAAATCACTCTACTTCAACCCACTCATCTGACTCTTCGTCGTAGTAATAAACAACTTCGTCTTCATCAACGTACCAAACAGTGCCGTCTTCATCGTATTCGGCCCAATCACCCAAGTCGTCGTCAAAGTAATAGTCAACGTCTTCTTCTTCGTCGTAAAACCAAATAACGCCATCTTCGTCGACATCGAGTTCTAAATCATATTCTTCGTCTAACTCTTCCTCTTCAACCAATTCTAAATCCAACGCATCAAGCAAATCGTCCATATCAAACGCAAAAGTAATTGTTGCAATCATGATAAGCTCCGTAATTAAATTAGCAACCTCCCGTCGGCTGCAAAATAATCCTACACCACGATTATGACAAATCAAAAACGCCCAAAAATGATTAAATTTGAGCTATTAACAAATCACATGCGCTCTAATGACTCATAAGTGAGCAATTTGAGCTTCAACTTTCGTATCTCTTCATCGCGTTCGTTTATTTTTTTCTGCAAACTTTCACTTAAAGCGTAAACTTCTGCAATTTTTTCAAACCGTTGCTTATGGTCTGCCATCATCATGTTGTACAAACGCTCTGATGCTTCAATTTGTTTTTGCATAAAATCGGTCATAGCGGCTCCTATTTGCATAAAAACGATAAAAAAGGGGAGCCGAAGCCCCCCCGTTTACACACCCAATTATATCCGATTAGGCACCAGCCGAACCGTACATACCCAATGGGTCTGACCAACCAAACGAATAACGCTCACGAGACTTGTAACGTACGTTACCGGTATCGAAGTCACCATCCATCGAATTAGCCAAAGG